TCATGCTCTGTGTCGTAACGTTTGTATTCCAGCCCAAATAGTGCATTTAGGCCTGGTTCTAGTTCTTTAACTAGCTGTGCTCGTGATATTGCCATGTCTATATGCTCCTATTATGATGCAGCAGTCGAACTGTTGACGATTTGGTTAAGGTTCTGAACAACGACAAAAGTTGCATTAGCTGCAGTTATGTCTTTGTTTTCAGGATCCTCAGCCGAACGCACGACACGCCATTGATTATTTGTGACGTGTACAGTTCCTACAGTCAGTTCTGAGCTAGACTGTCCACTTGAAGTGGACCCTGCAGCTGTTACCGTTAAACCCATAGTTGTAAAGATTTGGGCTTGAGTAAGTGCTGCATCCGCTGAAACGTTATAAAGTTGAAACGGATTGTCTATCACAAAAGCTGTTGTATTTTCGCTGTTTGCTGGAGTAACGTCTGAATAGTAATTCTGCCAAGTCGGCTTCAAAGTTGTAGCCGCATTGTAGAATACACCATTCAACACACCGGTTGTAGTGTTAGTTATAGCTGCCTGCGCGGTAGTTATGTATCCTAAGACCACCCTTACAGATGACCCTTGGAACATAGACGTACCGTACGCTGCTTCTATATAGTATTTAGATTGTCCGCCAGTAGCTGGGGTTGAACCCAAGCAACCAACAGGAATTAATCCAAACCCAGCACTATTACGATTTGCCATAGTATTACTCCTATATGTTTACAGTTTTACCTGTAAACGGTTAATTTAAATTCGTTGGTTGGAGAATTGTTAAAAAATTAACTTTTCTTTGTACCACCGAAGGTTACACGTGTCTGTCGATCAATATTGATCGGCATACTTGGATGCTGTTCCTTTAGAAGATCGTGGTCTATAGCTTCGTCTCGAGCTTCCGTTTGCTTACGGTAGTATTCGTCACGTTGCTTTGCGAGCTCTTCAGGTATCCTAGCCAGCAATAGGCCACCAACCCCAATGATCCCAGAGTACTTGCCATCTTTGACAACTGGATAATCTTGGCCGTCATATTCGTCAGCTCGTACTAATACCCATCCAGACCTTAATTTGCCTGTAATGTTTTTAGTATCATCAAAGCCAACACTTTCAGCCCTTATCCATTTATGCCTAAAACCTTTAGGCGGCTTGGGTGCATCTAGAGATGATGGTTGAATCCACACTTTGGGTCTTTCAGATTTAGACCTGGTTTGATTCGCACGTGAGGTTTGTTTAGTTTGTTTTGTCATATGCTTACGCCTCCCTCGTGATTTTTAATTGTTTCGCATACTCTTCAAGTGGCACTCCTAATTTTTTAGCAATTGCTACCTGTGAAGAAGTGAGTCGCACAGTTTTGCGCCCAGGTTTTACGATTCTTTTAACAGAACCAACAGTCTGAACTGGTTCGGACGTTTCTACACTACCACCTTTACCAAATTTGTGGGGAAAGTCAAGTTTAATTCTTCGGTTTATTTCCTCATAATAGTTGTTCGACTTAGGATCAAAACCTTCCTTTTCCACTAAATCCTTATGGATTTCAAAAGCAGTAAAAGTCATGGCTCTATCTCTTCCAAACCATGTATTTTTTGCTGCCCATCCTTCCGCTTTTGGATCAGGATCTGGTAATTCAGATGGTGTTTGTCTTGGTAAATAACCACCATCAGAAAGTTGCGCTGGTCTTTCTTTTTCTTCTTGTTCAACTTGAGTTCTATATTCTTTAGCTTGTTCAAGTTTCGCATTTTCAAACGCAAGAGAAGCAATTCTTTTATTTGCTTCAACTTGAGCTTCCGCGTTCCCTGATTCAATGGCACCAGCTAATTCTTTTTGTGCTGATTCCATTCCAGTTTTAACACTGGTTTCAAGTTTCTTAACATTGTCGGAATCTGCTTTTTGAAAGCGAGATGCCATAGTTTTTCGTTGAGATTCTACAGCTTGGGCATAATCAAGGGCAGCCGCTTCTCTACGTTCAGCCTCACGCATCTTACGCGTCAATTTGGCAATACGTCCTTGAACTCCTCTGCTATAGTCTTCTAACTTTTGATCTTCCGAAATTTTTTCGGGTTCGCTATCCTGAACATCAGACTCGACATCAGGTTTCTCAGATGTGTCATCGGGCTTAGGACTGTCTTTAATAGTTTCTTCATTAATTGGCTCCTTTGTTTCTTGGTCTATGTTTACTGTGTCCTCTGGTAAATCAACATCGGCTCCTGGGCCGGTTGTGTCAATGTCCACCATTGGTCCTTTTACTTTCTCTTCTTTTACTTCAGATTTAGTATCTGGCATAGTTCCTCCTATGGTTAAAATTCATGCAAGAGATCCTTCGGATCCTTGATGGTTGCTAAAATTTCGTCGTCATTTAGCAGACGTACTTCCCCATCTTCAATTTTTATTCGGGATCCTGCATAACGTGCAAAGATTACCCAATCTCCGACCTTGCACCATGGTCCTTCAGGAAATCTTTCTTTATCATAAGCTTGGCCTCCCATAGCCAATACATTTCCGCATGTTGATGCAATTTGAGATCTTTCGACAACATCATCAGAATAAATAATTCCTCCTTTACTTTTTTCTGCCGCTTTAAAAGGCAAAACTAAAATTCTCCAACCAGCTGGTACTGGTAGTTTATCATGTTCAGTTTTATATTTTTCTTGTAATGCTAATCTATGTTTTGGATTTTCGGTTGATGTCGATGATTGTTCCTTTTTCGTCATTATGCTCCTTATTTTCAAGCAGGTTAGAGATGTCCTGTCTCACTACTTCTAGTGCGTTAATTTGTCCGATAATATACTTGTAATTTTCCATATTGTCAACATTACCGGATGTGACACTTATGGCTAATTGTTGAATACGAAATTCTGTATTTCTCTTTACTTTATAGAGTATTTGTAGGGGGTCTAAAGCCATTATTTTTTAGATTTTTGTTTACCTTTTTTTAAAAGGGGTGCTCTTTTCTCTTTAGCCCTATCATCATCTCTATTTTCTCGTCTTTGGTCTCTTCCTGTCCATCTTCTTCTTTTAGGCATTATGATCCCTTCCTTTTTGCAGCCATTTTCCGTTTACTACCTTTTTTAAGACCAATTCGTCCACCGTCACGGTAGTTTGCTATTTTACTTCTGCCTCTAATTTCTATTCCAGGCATAAAAAATTCCTAAGCTTTTTTCTTGACGCTTTTACCGTGCTTAAAACCAAGTGGTCTGACAGGTGCACCAACACCAGCACCAGCACCAGCACCACCTAATGGTCTAGCTAATGGTCTACTTAATCCACCACCGAATTGTTTACCTGTTCGGCCACCTTTAGCTTTTTTTGGTCTATTTCCAAAATCATTTCTCATAATAACCTCATTATAGTTGATTTAACTTTATTTGTCCAATGTCTTCTTTTAAACTTTTTGCAGATTAACTGCGGAAGGACCTTTTTGGCCACTTTCAACATCAAATGTTAATTGATCTCCCTCAGTTAGCTCTAAGCTTGCTGCTTTAGCTGCTGAAGAATGTACAAAAACATCTTTTTCTTTGTCGTCTCTTTCAATGAAACCATAACCTTTTGTTCCATTAAACCATTTAACTTTTCCGTTTATACTCATATTATTTTCCTCCTTTCTTTTTTAACTTCTTTAACTTCTTTAAATGTTTCTTTGTATCCGTAAGACCTAATTTAGGTTTAATTTTAGAAGTGATAGAATAAGGTTGCTTTAGACTCATTTTTTACTTTTAGGACCACCATTACGAAACACCTGTGTTCCTTTTATACCAAAAATACTCGCAACTACCAAAATCCAGAGTGAACTAAACCATGTAGGCAAAGCCGCAAAATGCTCGAAGAAGATTTTCACCTTCTCCATCGCCGCAGGATTGTCACTGAAGACTCCCCAGGCGAGCACAATTATGGGGGCGCTTAGGATCAAAAGTACAAATTCATCCTTGTAGTCGTTTTGACGGGCCTCTAAAAGTTTTCCCTGGTAAGCTTCCTCACCTCGAGCTTGTTTTTGCGCATGCAAAAATTGTGCATCTGCCATAGCCATCTTGGACTCTTGGCGTTTTTTGTAAATGTGGCTCCCTGCGTTGAGCGCTAATTTTATAGCACTAAACCACATACTAGTACCACTTAACTTCTGATTTTTTTTCTTTTAACATTCTACGTTGGCCGCCAACTTTATTAGTTGTTGGAATGCCTTCAGGAATTTTAACCTCAACACCGCCTTTAGGATATCCATCCTTATTGACGAATTGTTTATGATTAATTCCTTTGTAGAAAGGTTCTTTTTTTGCCATTACTCCTCCTTATAATTATATTACCTCTTTGGCTTCATTTTGGCAAGTCTTTCCCTTGCTTCATTCGCCATTTGTTGTTTTTGTAAAGATGTATCTGCTCTTAATTCAGATAAGTCTTCATTCTGCTCAATTTTATCTTCATGAATATCTCTACTCTGAACCAATTTAGCTCTGTCAATTTCGCCTCTTTGCTTCATTTCCATGTCTTTACGCTGAGTATCTACAGCTTTTAAATCTACTTCTCTAGATTTAATTTTTAATAATGGATCATGATCAAATTGAGAAGTAATTCTTTTTTCTTCCTTCATGAATTCTTCCATCATTTCAGCAATAAGAACAGCTTTTCGTGCTTCAAGTTGCTGGGTAATTTGTTGAAGCTGTTGTTGAGCTTGAGGGTTTGTTGGTGCCTGTTGTTGAAGTTGCGGCAACATGGCCATCTGTTGTTGAAATTCAACTTGAATTTGTTCCTGCGCCATAATGCTAATATGTTCCAAAATATTTTTTTCCATAGCACCCATAATAATAGGATTATTTCTAACCATATTGGTCGACATAAAATATAAATGGGCACTAATATGCGCACGGTGATCCTGACCAGGATAGGCCTGAAAAGGTTTCTGCGCTATTGCATCAATATTTTCTAAAGCTGGATCTTTTGGCATTTTAGGTGGTGGAGGCGGTAAAATTTGATCAATATCCTTTACTCCTACCGCTTCGTACATTTTTCTATAAGCCATGTATAAATCATGCATTTGAGGATTTGACATAGCCAGTTGTAATTCGGTTTGTGCTAAAGTTACTCGTTGCGACATTGAAAATATATTTGGATCAGCAACCGGTAAAATATCTATCCTATCATCAAAATCTTGAACTTTAATGGTCCTTGCTGCACCTACAACATCGTAAGGATATTCAGGTGGAAGATAAGTAGCAAATACTTTTGCTAACAGTTTAAATTCTTGTTTTAGTGCCGCGTATAATCGTTTATGAATCGCGGACATAACTCTGGAACCTCTTTCCAATAAAGCAACGGTTGTTCCGACAGCTGCCTGTTGATTCCTTCACCAACCTGCATATCAGCAATTGAAGCAAATCTTTGACCTGCTTGAACTACAATTCCCATTAACTGTAATAATGTTTGTGATGGTTCTTTATAAGGTAGTGGATAAAAAGCATCTTTTAAACTTCCACCGGGAGCATCTACATCTTTAAATTCTCCTGGTTGAATTGGTGATGCTTCATCTCTGATTCTTATGCCTCTTTGTTTAAAGCCTGCCGGTAAATTGGATAATGTTCCTGCATCTAATAATTGGCGGAGAGCGGCCGTTGCAGTACGGCTCAATCCGCCAATCATATGAATGAGTCCAAAGCCATAAAATCCGAGTCCTGGCAGAAATTTGAAGTGGACAAAATATTGGATTTTTTTTCTGGTTGGATCATTGGGTGCATAGTTCCTTCTGATTGAAAGAACTAATCGGCTGCCTTCGTCGATTGTTACGACGTAGGGTAATTTTATTTCTGTTGGCATTCCATCTTGGCCAACATCTTCGAAACCTTCTAAATCTAAATTAACATGACATTCAAGTAATGTATAAACATCCTCTTGTCTTCCTACTTTTTTGGTTCCAGCAATTTCTTTTTCTTTTTGTTCAACTTGATCTTCAACCATGGGAGGTTTCCCCAGTTCAATATCCCGATAAAATCCTGAAACTTGTTGCTTACGCAACTCGTTTTCAGGAATTTTTAACACATGAATAATGGCTTCCGCATCGTCTAATGAGGTAGCCGTGTACGGAACCACTAAATCATCCGCTTGGACAAACTTTGAGACAGCCCGTCCAAGTAAAG